TTCCTTTATGGCTTTTCTAGATTTTTGCAAATTGTCCTGGAAAGAACTGAACGCTTTTCGGGTAGCGTCTACCGCTTTGATCCTCATTTCCAATGTTTGGGATTTAGACATTACCTCACCATCCTTTTAGGTAATTTATCAGAATATTCAGATAACTTTTTCAAATGTTCAGGGTCTTTCATTTTAGGCACGATGTCCATAACCTCTTTAGAGTATTCTTGAGGCTTGGATTCTTCCTGGCTTTTGATCATGCAAAACAAATTGAATGACCAATCCCCCAAATCAAGTTCTACCACCTCATGCGGAAACTTTCCGTATTCCTTGGCCATCATCGTCACCGCTATCAGGAACGTCTTGTTCTTCCCGAAACACGGCCATGTCAGATTGGCCACCTCCTACTGTGAACTCTTGAATGGTGTTGAAAAGCTTAAATGCGTCCTCATCCGAAAGGGTTTCCTCAAAAGATATCTCCCAATCCTTGCATTCGCTTTCAGGCCTATCAACTATCCCAGGCATGTCATTGTCCTTATCAGGGACAACACATGCACATATGAACTTCTTCATGGTGTTAAAAAGCTGTAAGGCATCCTCTTGGGGGGGATCGTCTTTCTGCTCTTTCTCCTCCAATGAATATATAGAAGGAAGCCCAGACACTCCTATATAATCTTTAGGCTTCAGTTTCCTTATCTTAACCTTGAAGAACTCCAGTTCAATGATCTTAGTGTTGTTAGCTCTTTTTTTATACTCCGCAATACTCACCCTTCTCCTCCTTTTATCACCAAAATTTAATTAATATTTCATCATTCCCCGTGTCAAACCCTGCCCCTAATTGGTACTCACAATTATACCTGGCCAATCCATCAGAATCTTCAAAGCCTATATTAGTAAGTGTAACAGCATCTCTGTCAGCTACAGTTCCTCCAGATTGAGAACCTCCTAAATAAAAAGTGATCTTATTCCCTCCTGTAGAACCTAAAAGAAACTGAAGGTTCTTCCCAGTAGAGCCTTCCAAATTGGTTATGACATTCTCTACTGCAGAAGTTTCTATTAAAGGATTAAAAGAACCCCCTGGAGAACGTCCTGTCAAAAAGAAATTAGTAGCTGTTTTAGCAGAACTGTTCATGGTTTTTACGTTTTGAATCTCATTGTTCATATTCACTTCTACAGAAGAAATTTCAAAAGTTGAATCATTGCCATACACAAAACTAATATTTTGAGCTATAGGAGGAAGCTCCTCGTCATAATCGGCAGTAGGGATTGCCTCATCACTCACAAAGGCGGCAGTTCCGTCAAATTTCCCTTGCATTTCAAAATTAGCTACTCCTATGCCTCCTTGCTCTACTGCGAAACTTACGTTCCCCACACAACCCGTCAATTTTTTCAATTGCCCAGGGTCCCCTTGGTAAAAATAAATAGTACAACTTGAACTGGCGGTTGTAACAGGGTTATAAAAAACTGCTGCCGATTCAGTAGCTACTGAAAACCCACACGCTTTTAGTAAAGCATTGATCTCTGGGGGCGTGGTAGCTGTGCCACTTCCTCTAAGTTCACAGGAGAAAGATAAACTGCAATTTATATTAGTCACCCTTGGGTCTAAAGGAGAAAGCGATTCCCTAGCTAAATTTCTCTCATAAGTTTCTACATCAAAGCTGAAATCAGGAATGGTGGAAAGAACTGCATCTCCCGCGGTAACTGACCCTCCAATAGAGTTTGTCCCATATGTAGTCTCGGTCTTTACAAAAAGGACTGATTGCCTTGTTAATAATATATCTGCCATTTTTCGTTCTCCTTGTTAGGCGGTTTCTGGGTCATAGAAAGTATGCCTGTATCTGATCTTTATGTCAAATTCAAAGCCCAGGTATCCCTCTCCTTTGACGCTACTTAAATCTATAAAATTCCTAGTTTCAATAGGAATAGTGTCTATGGCCAATGAATCCCAATTCGGATTGCTCATGGCCTTTATCTCAACATTCTTCATAAGCTCGTTCAATTGAACGCTCGTCCCACTCCCATCATCTATCTCCCAACATTGAAGGGTGACGAAAAGATTCTTGTACACCTTGCCCATGTCTGAAGGGGCCTGGGTGGATATCTCTTCCCTGTCCTCAAATATGAAAACGGCAGGAAATGCCACTTCATTGTCTAAGGGAGTGACTCTCATCCTCTGCACAGTGCCTACTCCTGTCAATGCCTCCATTGAGGTCTTGACTTTGGCCAATATGTTCTCTCTTATAGAGTTTGCCAAGCCTTAATCCCTTCCTATCCTTTTTACAGTAATGCCTCTTGCAAACCTGTCCATGGACCTTGTCAAGGCATTTTGAAAATACCCCCCCGCCCTGCTCAGGGCAAAGCTCACCGCAGGTTCTAAGAAAGACCTCTTCTTAGCAGGCCCTACTGACTTCTTTCTCAACCATTTCCCTGTCCTACCGTCCCTGAATATCAAATAAGGGGAGTTTTTTATCTCTACCGACCCCCTTCCTTTCTCTATGGAATGCCCATAATAAAATCCTTTGTTCTGAGCGTCCGCAATGATCTCAAACCTTCCTTCAAACCTTCTCCCAGGTATCATCTTACTATGAATAGACTTTTTCAAAGCTCCAGGGGACTTAGAGAATTTGCCTACAGGCACAAGCCTTTTTGCCTCTTGCACAGCTACCCTTCGGGTAGTGTCCAAAGTATGGACGTATGCCTCATTGACGAACCTAGGCAATGCTCCTTTTTCAAAAAGTACAGATTGACTTACTGTAATATCAAACTTCAGAGGCATCTTCAGGCACTTCCTCTTTTTTCTTTTTCTTCTTTTTTGAAGGGGTCAGGTCTTCCACATAACCAAGCCTTTTGAAATGCTCATATACAACCTGATTGTCCATATCACACTCTTCGCCCTCTTGCTTTATGACCTTCTCCCCCTTGGAGATGTATCTTATAGGCCCTTTGACGACTTTGCACTTATTCTTTGCCATTCCTTCCTCCTTGGTGATAGGCCTAAACAATTGTAAGCCTTCTGTATTTATCTATGATCCCTTTTACATGGGGAAGGAAATCATACTCCCCTTGAAAATTCACGCTTCCTTCTTGCCCAGATGCTGTCCTTACCCCCAAGGTCTTCCTTCTGTCCATCAAATACGCCACTTGCATGATGCAAGCTTTTTTAAGATCGTCAGGTACATTAAGAATATCTGCGGTGTCCGCATAGCCCCCTGTGTACTTGACCTGCAGCGAGCCTTCTGCATTGTGCCATTTGTACCCTTTGAAGAATATAAGCCCCAAGTCATCAAAGTCCCCGCTTATGGTATAGCTGTCAGAGTCCACATCGTCACCGCTGTCCGTGAAGTCAAAGTCGGTGTTGTACCTGACATGGCTGACTGAGGTTATCGGGAACCTCTTGAGGGACAAATACTTTCCCCCTCCTATGGGATACTCAAGTACATCTGTGCCTTCAGTAAAGGTCCTGTCACAATAACTTTGAATGTCCTCAGATACCTGTTCGATCATCTCACCTATCAAAGTGTCTTGATTGGTGCTTGAGAAATTAAGGTACGTCTTTATGTCGGCCGCTGATACCAGCTTGATCGCTGCCATCTCAGCCCTTCAATAATTTAAGGGCGGTCCTCAAATTGTTCGCTGCCCATTTGTGCTTTTTCAGCTCAGAGCCTTCCAGCTCTTTAAGGAATTTCTCCACCGCTGTGGGGTCTAATTTCTTCGCTTTCTTCGCTTTCTTTGTTTTTTTCTCTTCAGCCATATCGACCTCCTAAAAAAGGGGATGCCTGGGCATCCCCTAGGGTTAATCAGTTATTAACTGGCTCCTTTCATGTAACCTAATGCTTCAGGTAACACTAAGTCTCCGCCAATACGCATACGAGCAATGAATAGGACATCTGGATATTGGAACTCATCCAAACGCTTAACGCTCATACCCACTCTCTGGATGATCTTATAAGCTTGCTTCATGTCTCCACAATATACCGAGTATGAATCTGCCGCTAAGTTGCTCAATGAAGGAAGTATTGTATAAGGCCTTCCTGAAATAGTAGCAGGGTGAGCTTGAGCTGCCCCTTGCAAAGCACCTGCCCATAGGTAATTGCCTTGACTGTCTTGAACTTTTCTAAGTTTGCCCAAGGTGTCTAGGTTGAAGTACCACTTAAGGTTGCTCTGGTATCCTGTCTTGAATGCCGATTGAAGCTCAAAGAACTCATCATAATCAAATACAGTATTACTTCCCATAGTCACGTTATTGCTCTGAGCGGCCATAAGAACTCGGTTAGCGTTAATGTTAAAGCCCGTAGGCTGTCCACTTCCACTTCCATCAATAAAGGCCTTGCTTTCTGTATATGCCATCTTAGCACCTAAACGCTCAGTAACATAAGAACCAATATTTGGAATGTCCTCTAAAGCTTCAAGTGACAGCCTGATCTGACCTGCTAATACATTGCAAGAAAGTTCTTTACGGGTAAAAGAAGGATCAGCGGCATCTGGGGCAGTCCCTGAATTATAAGTAAATGATTCAGATTCCCATCCAGCACTTGCGTCAAATCCTGTATGGAACTCAATCTTATTACTAGTAATTGAAACTACATCGGCCTCAGACCTCATTGGATCAATTTCCTGAAAATTATTGAGAATGGTTTGATACATGAACTCAGGGATCAAATGACCTCCCGAAGCATCCGTGTAAGACACTACAGGATCGCCTGCCGCTTTGTTCAAACGCTTTTGGTATTCATTAGTGGCCAGCTCTTTCATTCTCTCAAGATCGTTTCTATCGATCTTTTTTTCACCAAACTTCACATAAGCGTCATAAAGGCCCTTAAGCTCTTTGCTTTCCTCTTTGTTATTATCTTCAGAGGCCCCTTCAAGGACTTTGCGGTTGGACTTGTTGATCTTCTCTTCGATCTCGTCCAGCCTTTTTTGCATATTAGCGTCTTTGTCATTGACGAACTGCTTGCTCTTCTCTTCATTTGTGTTGATCTTGTCCACAACCTCTTTACGAAAAGACTTGACCAATTTCCCCTGTTCTTCGATCAGGGCTTTCACTTCTTGCTCATTACTCATTAGATTCTCCTTTTAAGTAATTAGTAGATTTAATTAGACCCTGATTGATAGACCTAAGACTTTTCAAAATCTCAGGGTCAGTTGTTGGTTCATCACTTACTGATTTAACAGCAGTAATCTCAGCTTGGGAGTTGCAAGGGAAATCAACGAAACTGACCTCATGGGGAACAAGTTCCCTTAGTTCGTTGTATTCCTTCCCGTCCTTTTCCACCCATTGTTGCTCTTTCACTTCGTAACCAAAGCTCATCCTGTTCACTGCACCCATCTTTAAAAGAGAATACCCTTCCCTTCCTGCTTGAGTCTCTTGATTGATGTACCCTTTCACAAAAAGACCTTTGGAATCCTCTTTGACATCTGCCACCCCCACGTTCATCCTGTGGTTGTGCATCAATATCAGCCTGCCCCCATTCTCGTCCAATGCCTTTCTAAACGCTCCTGGCACGACCATGTCGCTGACCCTGTCCACGTCCTTGAATGTCGAGGCGTAGCCCTCGAACTGCTTAACGGGGACCCCGTTTATCTCTTTGTCATCAACATGAAAATTCTTCACCTCAAATTGAAAAGATTTCTTTTTCATCTGAGCTTCCTCCTTATTTGCCTCTATGTCATTAGAATGCTTTTTTGCTTTCTCTAAGCTCGGATACCTTCCCAAAAGCCTCTTCCCATCCTCAGAGTACACTCCCCAGACCTGCTCGCTCTTTGGAAGGTCAGGGTCAATGTCCAAAGCCCTGCACTCCTCTATGATGTTCACCTCAATCATCGCTCACCGCCCTCATCTTATTATTAGGTTCTTTCTCTAATTCCGCTTCCCTTGCCACATTCGTAAAATCAGGTGGTTCCATCTCCTCTTTGAAAGAATCCCCATCTGACACTTCATCATATCCCAACAACTTCCTCGCCTCGTTCTTCGTCACGATCCCTGAGTCGAAAAGGCTCACCGCCTGTTTCGTCACAAGCGTTCTGTCACGCTTCAATACGTCCACCTTGTCCATGTCTATCTCTAAATGGAAGCCCTCCCCGAACAAGGTCAACAACTCCTTGTTGAGAAAACTCAGCATCCTGTTCATCTGAGGGATGACCGCCTCTGAATAAAGCCCTGCCTTCGCCTCTTTCACATTCTGATAAGTCCTGTTCTCAAACCCCAAAAGCTCCGCAGGGACTTTGAGGGTCATTGATATCTCCCTTCCGCTCATTCCCATTACTTTTTCCCAGTCCATGTCCACCGCTGACAAAGTAAGAGGGTGGAACTTCATCCCACCTGGCAGCACCATCGTCTTCATGACGTTGTTCGCTCCCCCTGTCTTGACCTCCATCTCATTCTTCAATATCAATCTCTGCTTCTCGGACAACCTGCCCGCATTCGACTCAAGATAGCCGTCCGTCTTGGTCATCCTGTTCAAGAGGTTGGTGTTCCATACCCTGCCCGCATTGTTCTGGTCTATCGACATGGCGCACGGCCCCAAAGGACTCATCCCCTCTGTCTTCTGGAAAGGATGGAAGAACTTCAAATGGACCAGCTTTGCACCGTTGCTTTTGAAAAGCTTATTGTTTATATAATACTTCACCTCGTTCGCCATCACCTCTATCCTGATCTCAGAAGGTGAGAGCAATACCACTTGGGAAGGCTTCCCTGAAGAAACGTCCACCCAAAGGTAAGCATTCCCTGACAAATAGAAGTAAGCCCATAGAAAGTACATGAAATCATAATAAGAAAGCTTCGAGTCCCCGTAGTAAACATTGTCCAACAGGTCGAGTATCCTATGCTCCCTGACTATCTCCCTCTTGCCCTTGAACAAGGAAAGCTTCAGGTTCGCCCCCGCATTCGCCAGTATGTCAATACATGAGAATATGTAAGGGTTCTTCTGGAACCCTTGCTTGGAAAGCTTGTCATATGTGCTTTCCTGCTCTAAGAAACCACTCAGCAAGGTATTTGACACAGGAGTGAACAAGCTCGACTTCTCATAGAGGTCATCCTGCATCTGATTAAGATCAGGCACTATGCCCAGGCCGTCCCTGATCTTTTGTAAAAAACTGCTCATAACCACTCCACCCACGCATCATCTTGCCTTTTCATGAAACGCAATGCTTGGGAAACGCTGTCTACTTGGTCTTTTCTCTTTGACGCTGGGAAAGAAACCAGCTCGTCCACCAATACATTAACAAAATCTTCATTCCTTGGGAAGAAAACTTTGCCACTTTCAAACAAATGTGATATGGCCACCGCCCTCGCCTCCTTGCTCCTGCCCTCTGTTTTCTCTGGCAATATGGGCAAGGAAGTGGTCTCCTGAAGGTCTTGCAACAACTGAATACCGCTGGATGCGTCCTCTATCAAAACACAGTCCGCCTCCCATGCTGACTGCATATTCAATATCGCCCTCTTCAAATCCGTGTATATGCACTTCTCCCTCCACAAGTACACCAAATAAAAACCATTCTCGCACTCCGCCCAGAACGTGCCGACCGAGAAGTCATGCTGTGCCTTCGCCTTCGATGCCGTGTCCCAACTCCATATGTACCTGTACACATGGGGAAGCCCCCCAGGCTCATAGAACCTGAACCATTTGCGGTTGAAGATGCTGGACTCCTCCATCACAGGGCGTTGCAAATACTGCGCTCCGAATGCCCTCGTGCCAATGTTCTCCCTTATCCTCTTTAAAGAGGCATCGTCATACTTCTCTGGCCACAACGCCTCTCCTTCCTCCCTCTCCTTCTCATTCGCATCCCCTGTGGCGGGGAGGCTCAATACCTCCCATCCGTCCTTCTTCGCCAAGTCCGTCAGCCTTCCTGCAAGATCGTCCTTGTGCCACCTCGTCATGGTCAGCACTATTGCCCCTCCCTTCTCCAATCTCGTATATGCCACGTTCTGATACCAATCCCAAACTGCGTCCCTGTAAGTGGCAGAGTCAGCATCGTCCGCTGACTTGATCGGGTCATCTATCAAAAAGATGTCCGCACCCCTGCCAACTATTGTCCCCCCTATTCCTACTCCTACATATCCGCCTCCCTCAGAAAGGTCCCACTTCTGCACAGAGTAACTGTCCTCGGACAATGACGCATCGAACACGTTCGTGAACTGCTCCGACTTCACCAAGTTCCTCGTCTTCCTTCCAAAGTCCGTGGCAAGCTCCCTTGAATAAGACACCGCTATCACCCTCTTAGCAGGGTTCCTCCCCAAGAACCAGACAGGGAACCTTATGGAACTAAGCTCGGACTTGCCATGCCTGGGAGGCATGTTTATCATAAGCCTGTCGACCTCGCCCCTCTCCACAGCTTCCAACCTCTCCGCTATCATCCTGTGATGCCAGCTCACTTGATAGCTCCCATGGCTCCTCTTAGTGAACTCAAGCAATGACCTGGATGCCAATGCCCTGGATGCAAGCTCCTTCCTTACCTCACTTTCCATCATTGTCCAAAATCTCCTCCAACTGCTTTACGCTCATGTTCGCCAAGTCCTGCTTCAAAGACACTACCACGCTCTTGCTCTCCACCCTCTCCGTTGCCTCGCCCCTTAACAACATGTCCATCTTCATCACCGTCTCCAAGTCCTTGATGTTCCGTATCTTCAACTCACCTGCCTCTATGTCATCCTTCGCGGTCTGCATCAAGTCAAAGATCACCTGCTGGCAAACCCCCTTCACCTCAGAGTACAGATCACCGAACTTCTCATCAATGAACTTCCCTACCTTCGAGTCCAATGCCTCCACCCTTCTTTGCCAATTGAACCTCCTCGCCCAAGCACCTACCTGAACAGCTGACTCACCTACCAACTGACCTGCCTTTTTATAGTTCCTTTCCTCACCTAGACTATAATAGACGTGGAACGCCCTTAACTGAATATCCGCTTTTTTCGTCAAAGAGTTCTTTGAGAACCCCATGTCCAACTTCTCAAGACTGTACTCACTCATAGTAAAATCCTCCTCATCATATGATACACCATAGCTTAAAAAATTTCTGTGAAAATTTTTTTTTAAAATTTTTTTGGTCATATTTCAAATTTGGTATGGGGATTTATATGGACGGTGTGCTTACACATTATGACGCACTGCGTTGAGCCTCAATGACACGATGCGTTATGACGTGTATACTTTGTTTACACTGAACAAATGTTCATGTTTATAATATGTAAACTTTGTTTACACTAAACAAATGTATACAAAAATAATTGTGTAAACAAAGTTTACACTAAACAAATGTATACAAGGGCAAGTGTGTAAACTTTGTTTACATGTGGTTTACTTATCAAATTGTAAGTAAGACAAGAGTACAGGACAAGGACAAGGACAAGGACAGGACAAGGACAGTACACAGCACAAGACAAAGAAGGACAGCACAAGACAAAGAAGGACAGCACAAGACAAAGAAGGACAAGTAAAAGAACAAGGACAAGTAAAAGAACAAGGACAAGGACAAGGTCAGTACACAGGACAAGTAAAAGAACAAGGACAAGGACAAGGTCAGTACACAGGGCAAGGTCAGTACACAGGACAAGGACAAGGACAAGGACAAGGACAGGACAAGGACAAGGACAGGACAGGACAAAGACAAGAGTACAGGACAGGACAAGGACAGGACAAGGACAGGACAAGGACAGTACACAGCACAAGTAAAAGAACAAGTACACAGCACAAGTAAAAGAGCAC